CCGACAGGGAGCTGGTCGGTAGCGGTCCCGCCTGGCGCGTGACGCTGGGACGCCTATTCGTGGATGATCACATGGGGCGAGACCTTCCCGCCGGCATCGTGGTCGCCAGGAACAAGCGTACCTACACACTGCTAATGACGGTGGATGACATCCGCGAGCTGTATTCGGATGCCAGGCACTACGGCGACGGTGGCATGGACGAGTGGTACGAGCGGGAGAACCGCGACGTAGTCCAGGCCGCACGACGAGTCATGGCAGGACTCGAGAAGCAAGTAGCCGAGCACATTAGGTAGGGAGTGGGGGAGTAGTGATGATGGCCGGCCTTAGGGCCGGCCATTGTCGCGTCTGGGATTAAAGGTTGGCCCTATGTCGACGCCTGTCACACGGGCGTGCTATCATCATGTCAACATCTACGAGAAGGGTGAACAATGGAAACGGCAACGATAGAACGAACCAGGGAGGACGGCCCACAAGTGGGGGACATCCTGGTCTCGAGCTGGGGCTACGATCAAACCAATATCGACTTCTACCGTGTGGTCTCGCTGACCGCGAGCGGTAAGTCGGTGCGGATCATGCCGGTAGCGCAGCGCGTGCACAGCTACTCGAAGGGCTGTGAGCATGTAGTGCCTGGGGAGGGCGTGCAACGCGTGCGGGGCGATCAGGGGCCGACTACTTCCCTGATCCGTTGGTACGAGGTGCATTCCTGGTTCCAGGGTGAGTCTCGTATCGAGGAGGGCTGGTGCGTCGGTGTCCCCATGGGATACAAGAGCACGGCGCACCTATGGGGCGGGCAGCCTGTCTTTCAGACGGCAGCAGGGTGGGGCCACTGATGGGGGAGCAGGGAGAACGTGCGGCGAAGATTGCGGAGCTTGAAGCTGAGATCCGCCGGCTTGAAGCATTAAACGAAGCTGACCGTCGGCGATTGCGCCAGGAACCCTGGCCGCTCGAGACTTTTGATGAGCATTCTGAGCTGACCATGGAGCGTGCCGGCGACGAGGCTGACGCCCTGGCGGAGCATCATGAAAGCATGCGGAGGGGCTACTGATGGCGACTGAAGCAGAACTACGGCGCGTGCTGGTCGACCGTCCACGGTGGATGGATCAGGCAGCGTGCAAGGGGCAGACGGACCTCTTCTATGTCGAGGTGTCTGGTCCCCCACCGAAGAACGCCTCCCTGGTCTGTGAGCTGTGCCCCGTGACGCGTGAATGCCTTGGTTATGCCATAGCGCGCAACGAGCGGTTCGGGGTGTGGGGAGGCATGGCGCCGCGCAAAAGGCGTCGCGTAAGGGCACAGGTTCTGGCGGCGATCAAGGCAGGGACGTACCTGTGAAGCGGTGCGCCCATTGTGGTTGGACTGGAGAACAGTCGAGGTGGCCTCGGAACCTTTGCAGACGATGCTATGAGGATAAGGGCATCCGACTGCTGTACCCGACGAGGGACGGTAGGGCCATGACCGAAGAAGAGAAGTCTCGGAAAGGTTGTGCCGTTAAGGGTTGCACTGAACCCTTCAGGGCTAATGGGTATTGCGCCCGCCACAACAACCAGTTTATGGGGCATGGTGACCCTTTATGGGAACACCCTAATGAGACTAAGCGTAAGGGCCGCAAAGAACGATTAGAGAAACTTGCCCTAGGGGGGATGAAGGAATGCTTTGACTGTGGACAAGCGTTACCTTTTGATTCGTTTACCTCCAGCGTGAGAGGGTCAGAAGAGGCGAAGAAGTGGGATCATGGCGCTACGAACCTGTCTACTTATTGTCGAGACTGTGAGCGGGCCATGCAGAAGAAGTACAAGGAAGAACGACCCTGGTGGCATAGCTACGTCGCTTGGAAAGCAAAGATCAAAGCCAACTACGGGATAACCGACGAGGATTATTGCCGCATGTGGGTAGAACAGGAAGGCAAGTGCAAGATTTGCGGTACGTCAAACTACGGTAAAACAAACGGGAAGTTTGGCCGAGAGTGCGGCGTGTTCTGCGTCGACCATTGCCACAAAGCGGGCAACGTGCGCGGGCTGCTCTGCGCTGACTGTAACCGTGGGCTGGGATCTTTCTCGGATGACGTAACAGCTCTTCAAGAAGCTATTAACTATTTACTGGAGGCGGCATGACTCAGGCAGCGGATTGGATACAGGCTACGGCGACGTGTAGGCAGTGCGCCAGAGATGACACGGTGAGCGTGCCGGCTGACCGGTACGCCCAGTGGCGTGCCGGCAAGGACGTGCAAGAGGTCTTCAGGAACTTGTCGCCCCAGCAGCGGGAGATCCTGATCGGTTCCGACATGACCCGACCATTCCCGTATTACTTGTGCAAGACGTGCTGGGATTTGACTGTCCCAGGGGAAGAGGAAGAATGATTATCTTGGCAGGGCTGCTAGCCATCGTGTACGGAGCTGTCATTGGTTGGCTCGTTCGAGACATCATGGCGTACCGTCCACCCTCTAGACGCAAGAGGATTGCTCTCAACAAGTATTGGCAGGGCTGGCCTGCCATGATTAAAGACCTACGCAAGGTAACGAAGTCGTAGTATGCTGTTAGTGGGACAGCGTACCTATTGAAGTAATGAGACCTGTTATGATTCGACTGTTCCCTCGTCCGCCTTTTACTACCCTTTCAGGCGGGCGGGGGAACTCTAATGAAAGGGCACAACTGTGATTGATCACCGGCCAGACCGTCCCCAGCTACGAATGTTAACGCTGGAGGATGCACCATCCAGGGTGCGTATAACTGATTCGCTGTTTGAAATCAGCCGCATGTTTGAACTGCTATCTGAGCAGTTTGAACGGCTATTCGTTGCGTGGTCTGATGAGATCCACGACAACCCCGACGACAGCGACGAGTCGGTATGACACCGTACCGTGTTCACCTGGATGACTGGACTGTCGCCATGTACGCATCCGACAATGGTTTGACGTTCACTGTGTCAAACGCTGACGAGTCGAAAGATTACCTGACCAGGGTTGTGGGTGATGTGCGTCTACGCCGCTACTACCTCGGGCAGCAGTGTGCCGGCGAGCTGAAACCGGCACCGTTTCCCACCTATCGGGAAGGCAAGCTGCTGTCGAAAGAAGCGATCCTCGCCGAACAGGGTGCAGGGTGACATGGCTGTCACCATCGAGAAGCAAACCGTGTACCTCGGGGCCGGCTTGAAAAGCACAGGCTGGATCGTGTGGGATACCGGCGTTCAGGTCGGATGGGACACCGACCGTGACGCCGCTCTTCTACGGGCACGCAACATTCAAGAACAACAAGAGCACCGAGATGGGGAATAATGAGCGAAGGTCACCTGTTTCTACCTGGCTTCGCGGAGCTGCAATCCACCCTGGTGTCGTTGAAACCCAGGGATCGTATGAGGATGCGAACCATGTTGGAACGCGACCTACAAGCACTGCGGTCGAAGCTGTCTGACGCCCGCGAGGATGACATTGCAGGGCTTGTGAACGGTGGCACGCACAGTCAGGCAGAGGTGGGGCGCTGGGCCGGCGTGAGCCGGTCCCGTGTCGCAAAGATTCTGCGGGCACGGGAGAAGAGGTTGCGCGATGGTGGTTCTATCTGATATATCTGATGATGGCCCCCTGGGGCCATCTTCTGATATCTGATATCAGATACGGATTGTCACTGACTGTCACACCCCTCATCTAAGGTGTGGGCATGATCGAACATCGCTTCCGACAGTCCTGGTTGAACACTTTCCTAGCGTGCCCTGAACAGGCCCGCACCACCCGCAACGGGACCGCCATCGATGTGGCCGGCAGCAAGGCAGTGCGCGGCACCGCCGTGCATGCCGCCATCGAAACGGCGCTGTTAGCTCGCATGGCTGGTCAGGAGCTGACCGTCGACACCCTCATCGAGGCTTTCCACTGGTCGTGGGACAGCCTCGTCGGCACCATCGGCAAGTGGAACAAGGAGGCCACCACTCCTGAGACAACCATCCCGATGGGCGAAACCATGGTCAACGTGTGGTACCAGGAAGTGTTCCCGTACCTGGCTCCTGTAGGTGTCGAACAGTACTTCGAGTTTGTTCTCTTCGAGGACGAGGCCCGACGCATCACGCTGACTGGTACCCGCGACCTGGATGAATCAGACCTGACATGGGATTGGAAGACAGGCCAGCATGACCGCGAGTATCTGATCCGTCGCAACGACTTGCAGTCAATGATCTACACGCTGGCTCGCGCCCATGAGCGTGGCGACCTGGAGTCACCGCAACCGTTCAGGTACTGCTACCTGACCAACGGTGAGGTTGAGATCATCGACGTGACCCGCACCCCTCAGGACTGGGCTGCACTGGTGCCGTTGTGCAACAGCATCGCTGACACAATCGAGGCGAAACTTCCATCGTGGCCGTTGCGCTATGATGGCTGGAAATGCAGCGACGACTGGTGTCCCAACTGGGCCAACTGTCGAGGAAAATATCTAGGTGTCGGCTCCAAGCCGGCAAACTGGTAACAACAACCCGAAAGGGAAGGAGCAATACAGATGAGTAACAGAGATAGGGCCATCATCGCCCAAACATCAGCGAAGGTGGCAGGGGAGCTGTGCCACGGTAAAGGCGAGGCGGGTCTCAACGAGTACCTGGCCTGCTCGGAGATGGTCTTCAACGACATCCTTGAACATGCCGGCGAAGTCGGTGACGCGACACCGCCTGCTGCGGTGGCACCAGCGGTGCAGGGAATACCAGCACCACCAGTCATGGCTGCTGCGGCACCACCTGCCGCTCAGGTACAGGCAGCGTTCCCAGGTGCCGCCATTGTTGCCGCCCCTGGTGGCGATGTGATAGCACCAGCAGCGATGACGTTCCCTGCGCCAGCGGCAGCAAGGCCGGCGTCGGGTGCCCGCAAGAAGATGCAGCTCGACGGCAACGGTTTCGTCACCGATGGTCGACAGGCTGCATGGAACGTGGCGTTCCTGTGCGCCGGCCAGAAAACTGATGACGGCAAGGTTGTCGTCTTCGACAACAAGCGCAAGAAAGAATCAGGCGAGTGGAAAGCCAACGCTGCCGACTTCAACATTTCCGAGGTTGGTGCCACACTGTACGGTCTCGGTGCGAAGCGGATCGGTTTGTGGCTGTCGGATGCACCGACAAACATCCAAGCGGGGGACGGTTCCATTCTCCCGTTCAACGTGGCAGACATGCACGCACGCTGCGGTGGCTAAATGTCTGACCTGCCGGCGCCTCTCTCCCCAGCGGAGATAGTCGCCCGACTCGAAGGGGCGTCCTCGGATCACACCGAGGGCGTCCCCGCCTACAAGTACATTGAACCGACCGCTACAGCGTTCAACTCGTTTGTGGATTACGTCCGCAACGATGATGGCCGCTTCCTGCTGGGCTTCCCCGAGGTTGACCTATGCATGCGTGGTCTCGCCCGTGGCGAAATGCTCCTCGTTGTAGGCCATTCGCATAACGGCAAATCGCAGGTGTTGTACAACTCGATAGTCAACGCCCTACTCAACACCAATGGTCACATCCTGCTGTTCTCCCCTGATGAACCACGGGAACTGGTGGCGCAGAAACTGCATTGCATTGCTTTCGGCCGCAACGGGCAGGAACTAGAAGAGCAAATCAAAGCTGGTGACGAAGCCGTGCTGGAAGAGGTTCGTTCAGCGTCGCACACACTGTTCGACAGGATCCTCATCAACGATGGTGCATTGACTTTCACTGAAATGTCTGACGCTTTGAAAGAAGCGCAGGACTACTGGGGGCGGCACCCCGACTTCGCCATGGTTGACTACCTTGAACTTCAGCCTGGAGAATCAGACCACACAGGTGTAGTCGCCAAGGCGCAGGGGTTGAAGCGGTGGAGTAAAGAGGCTTCCATCCCGTTGGCGGTCGTGCATCAGGCTGGTCGAGGGTCAGGTGACCGGCACAAGCCGGCAGCGATCACCGCCGGCAAGTACGGTGGTGAGCAGGAAGCCCTAGCGGTACTCGGCGTGTACCGCCGCCGCGATGACCCGACTCTCTCCTACCTGGAGAAGTGCTACCACTCGGTGTCGGTCAACATTCGGATCACGAAGAACAAGAGGCCACCCAACAAGCTGGGTGACTTTGAATACTTTCTGTGCCCGCATACCGGTCAGATCCGTGCCTACCAGGATGACGACATTCCACCCGACGACAGGTACATGCGGTGAGTTACGACGTTGCCCTGGTCGAAAAGTTCTGTCACCTGTTCCGAGGCAACGCCCTGGCGAAAGAAACGGCCGATGGTGGTTTCCGACCGTGGCGTGATGAGGACGGCACACCGTTCCGAGCCAACGGATCATTCTTTCAGGAAGCAATCCTCGATCACCTGTGGGGCCAGCATCACCTCGGTGTGTACCCGTTGATGGAGATTGAAGGCTCACCGAGCTGCAACGTCGGATGGTTGGCTGTCGACTGGGACGAAGGCGACATTTCTCTCATT